AATGTTTTACTCTTACCTGATATTACTAAGTCTGCTATTGATAATAACGACCATGATCCAGATGAACTGCATCGGTTGTTTTATGTAGCTGTGACTAGAGCAAAAAAAACACTACATATTTTAGATCCAAAGAATTATGAAAGGGCATACGTACTATGACTAAAGAAAACTTTACTTTTAAAAATAACTCAAGTTCTATTGTTAACAAATTTTTTGGAAAAGCTATTCAAGGGACTGCTTCTAAATATTCTGAAGAAGACATAAAGCGCATGAATAAAATGCGACATGAAGAGGGCAAAACATGTAAAGAAATTAGTATCTTATTTGGTTGTGCTGCAACCACTGTTGGTAGAAATACTTCTTTAGACCCAAATTTAAAACAGAATGAAAAAAACAAAAAAGTAGTTTGGGAGCAAACACCTAAAGCAAAAGACGTAAGACGAAAGTATAGAAATAAGAACAGAGAAAGAATTAGAGTACAAAATATTAAATATTTAAATACTGAAAGAGGTTTTTTAGTTGGTAAATTTAATGATTCTAAAAAATCTGTTACAGCTAAAAATAAAAAAGGTATTAATATTGAGTTTGATATAACCATGGAAAACTTTTTATTGTTGTGGGAAAAACACAAAAAGAAATATGGATGGAATTGTTATTATACCGGTTTACCTTTAAAAATTGGTAGAAAACTAGCTATCAAAGGTGCAGACAAAAGACATTCAACACCACCTAATTTACTATCGATTGATCGTTTTGATTCTACAATTGGTTACACAGCAGATAACATTGTATTTTGTCGTTGGGATTTTAATAACCGAAAAGGTAATATTAGTGTTGCAGATTGTGAAATAATAGTTCGTAAACATTATCAAAGAATGCAAAGAACCAGTAGAAGTTTTTATAGTAGTGGAGGATCTGTAGGTGGCTAAAAAGCATGATCCAGTAAACTATCCGGCACACTATAATAAAGGTGGAGTACAATGTATCGATGCTATTGCTTCTATGCAAGGTGACGGATTTAAATATTATCTACAAGGCAGTGCGGTCAAATATATATGGCGGCACGAACACAAAGGCAAACCCATTGAGGACTTAGACAAAGCAATCTGGTTCTTAAACAAACTTAAGGAACAGTATGAATAAACCATTACAAATGCCAATGTTTAAACCGGAAACAGAATGGGTGCCACCGACGCATTTACCGGATTTAAAAGATCACAAAGAAATAGCTATTGACTTAGAAACCAGAGATCCAAACTTAACTACTATGGGGTCAGGTAGTGTACGTCGTGATGGTGAAGTGATTGGTATTGCCGTGGCGGTCGAAGGTTGGTCAGGTTATTTTCCAATCAATCATGAAGGCGGAGGCAACATGGACCGCGCATTAGTTTTAGATTGGTTTGAAGAAGTTTTACACACACAAGCTACCAAGATATTTCACAATGCTATGTATGATGTCTCGTGGATACGTTCGATGGGTTTTCAAATACAAGGGGGTATTATAGATACCATGATTGCTGCATCTTTATGTAACGAAAACAGATGGAGCTATACTTTAGACTCAGTAGCAAAAGAATATATCGGCATGGGTAAGAACGAAAAGTTATTACAGGAAGCTGCAAAGTCATGGGGTATCAACCCTAAGTCAGAAATGTGGCGACTACCAGCACCATTAGTTGGTGAGTATGCCGAGCAAGATGCAGTGGTAACATTAAAGTTATGGACTGCTATGAAACATGAATTAAGTAAACAAGATTTGTGGGACGTATTTAACCTGGAGACAAACTTATTTCCATGTCTAGTGGATATGAAGTTTAAAGGTGTACGCGTTGATGTAGTCAAAGCCGAAGAAACAAAAAAATCTTTAGCAATCACAGAAAAAGATATGCATCGTGATATACAAAAATTAGCAGGTTTTGACGTAGAGATATGGGCCGCAGCTTCTATTGCCAAAGCGTTTGACAAGGTTAAATTACCATATGATAGAACAGAAAAAGGCGCACCAAGTTTTACAAAAAATTTCCTGGCAACACATCCACACGAACTACCTAAACTAATTAATCAAGCACGTGAGATTAACAAAGCCAATACTACATTTATTGAAACCATATTGAAACATGAACACAACGGACGTATTCATAGTGACATCAACCAGATCCGGTCGGACGACGGGGGGACTGTAACCGGTCGTTTTAGTTATAGTAACCCCAACCTACAACAAATCCCAGCACGCCACAAAGAACTCGGCCCGCTGATTAGATCATTGTTTATACCAGAGACTGGTACCAAGTGGGGTTGCTTTGACTACAGTCAACAGGAACCAAGAATATTAGTACACTTTTCATCGCTCTTACGATTAGAGGGATCACAAATGATTGTTGATCAATACAATGCCGGCGAAGCTGACTTTCACCAGATGATTGCAGACATGGCCGGTATTGAACGNAAGCAAGCAAAAACAATTAACTTAGGATTAATGTATGGCATGGGCAAGAACAAGCTGATGGCTGAGTTAGGTCTGTTGAAAGAGGCAGCAGAGAAACTTATTAAGACATACCATCAACGTGCACCATTTGTTAAAATGTTATCGGATGCAGTCAGTAGACGTGCAGATGACAGTGGTAAGATTAGAACGATTGGTGGCAGGCTTTGTCATTTTGATTTATGGGAACCACATGGGTTCGGTATTAAGAAACCACTACCCCATGCAGACGCACTGAGAGAACATGGCCCGGGGATTAAACGCGCATTTACATACAAAGCATTAAACAAACTAATACAAGGGTCCGCTGCTGACATGACTAAGAAATCTATGTTGGCATTGTATCAAGAAGGTGTTGTTCCACACATACAGATACATGATGAACTAGATATTTCTGTAGAGTCTCCAGAACAAATAGAAAAAATTACAGAGATCATGGAAGCAGCAATTACACTAGAGGTACCCAATAAAGTAGATTATGAAGAAGGAAGTTGTTGGGGAGATATACACTAATGAATTGTTGGAGTTGCAATCACGAATTAATTTGGGGTGGTGACCACGACACTGAATGGGAAGAGAATAACGAAGAAGAACATATGATAATGACAAACCTATCGTGTCCAAATTGTGATGCAATGGTAATTGTTTATCATGGAAAGGTAGAAAGAAATGAAGAAAATACTGAAAACAATAAATAAATACGCAGGGAAACTAACTAGTTGGTCCTGGACTAAACTATATGGCAGAAAATAAGAATGTCGGATGCTAAAAAGGAAATAATAACACCCGACATATGAAGGTGAGAAGATAGTTATTAAAATAAATTAAAATAAACTATTGTCAAATACTATATTGTCACTATATTATCCCATATACTAATATAAATAAGGAGAAAGAAAATGCCAGATACAAGCAGATTTAAGTCAGTTTCTGTAGATATGAAAACATATAACCAATTGAAAACTCAGGCTAAAAGCCGTTTTGAGGTACCAGTTAGCTTAACAAAGTTTATTCGGTTTATGTTAGATCAAACAGAAGTAAAAACGCTTAAGAAAAAAAATGGTAAAACTCGTTGAGGCTATATGCCCGCGCTGTAACGGCAACGGGTATATAACGGTTCAAGAACTGCTAGGGGAGGACTTGGTTGAACACGATTGTCCTATGTGTAAAGAAGAGTTTATGCACATGGGTAAAATGGTGAGCACTAATAATGGCTTTGTCAAACTGCCCTTGGATAAAACACGGCTAAACGTAGAAGGTGGTCGTGAATCAATAACAAAATGGTCCGGCGAAACTTTGCCTGAGAAAGGTGTCGAGTAATGCCACTAGACCCGGAGGATGAATACGGATGGTAAATAGTTTTGATGAAAGATTAAATAATTTATTCTTAGCTGAGAATAGATGTAAAGATCCAGGTATGAAACGTATTTGGAAACAAAAACAATTAGATTTAGTAAACCAAAGGAAAGAGAGAGCTTATGAAAGAATGGTCGAGCGCGCTAGAAGCGTACATTAATACTTGTATACTAGGTTTTTGTATATTTATTTGTATAATAGTTATAGTTGTAAATTCCAGATATATCATTAAAATGGAAAATACAATAAACACGATGTGGCACGAGATAGAACAGGTGAAGGAGACTAACATTAGTTTGTACCAATTTATCGAGAGGCATGGAAATGACATTAAAGGACGATAAAATAATGAGAGCAACGATTCCGGACCGGATGATGAGTACAACTTTTACTCTACCAATAGATGACCGTAAGGTTGTAGGTATTGTAAATTATACCGCAGATGTTAATGGTGTAACGCC